GTATATGGGCAATTGGTATTCTTATATTCTATATATTAGGTATTGTTTGGACCGCCACCGAAGGAGCAGTTCTGGACGCACACGGATGCCCATTGATATTTTAAATAAATTATCATTTAAAAAATTTTTTATGATAATTTACCATTTACTCTTTTTAACATTAATAGCTGGTCCTTTTCTTCCACCTCTTGGGTCAAATGCTTGCCCATCATCCTCATCATCCGACTCAAGACCTTTTGACATCTCCCAAAATTCTTTTGAACCCAATTTAAAATCTCTGTGTGCTACAGCTTTATACCAGAATATTTGGTCTTCAAGTTTATTAGATTTTGCATTATTTGCTACAACAAGGCATTCATAATTTTCAGTACATTGATCCATAACCTGGCAGAAACTTTCAAAGGTTGGAAACATACCAGCAAAATTTTCATAAATCCTTTTTCTATTTGCTATATAAGGTTCTCTAAGAATAAAGGTATAATCTATATTTGTTCTAAGATTAGGAGGAACACCAAGGGGATATTGCATTGTAATTACAAGCATTACTTTCCAATGTCGTCCATTCATAAACAAAAGTCTCATTAATTTTTCTCTAGCCCACGTATTATCATATAAACAATCATCTAAAATAACAAAAGTTCTTGGATCAATACTAGTTCTTCCATATGCTTGTATTTCTTTTTTAACTTGTTTCATTACAATTTTTTGTCTTTTCAAAATATTTTCAATAATAGCTGTATTATATTCATCATGAATAAATAATTTTGGTACCATTTTACCATAAAATCCATTTCCTGCTTCTGTTCCAGATATTACAGTTCCTATAGGAATATCTTGGTGATAATAAAGTAAATCTCTTACTAAAAAACTTTTTCCTGTATCACGACGACCAATTAAAACAATAACGGGTCCTTGATTTTCGTTGGGCTTAAATGTAATTTTTTTCATATCGAATTTTTTTAGTTCTAAATTCATTATATTAAATTATCTTAATTATTTTTTAATTTTTTTACGCATTAATTAGTTTAAATGAAATAAAAATTATATATATTTTTTTTAATGTTTGACCTGTTTTACAGAAAAAATAATAACAAATCTTTGTTTAGTTATTTAGAAAAAAATGGATTTTCTAATGTTCAAAACTACATTCCATTATATTCTAATTTTTTTGATATTGATAAAAATAATTTTAATTCCATAAATCTAAATAATAGATGGGCTATTTCTGGTATAAGTAAAAGAGTCGATAATAACAACTTTAATATTACAATAACAGATAATAGCGGTAATTCAGGTAAATGTGATTCATTTTTTAAATTTTCACCATTACTTGATCCTGTTAAATATATGGTAGGAAAATACAATCATATGGAATCAACTGAATTATGTGCTTTACCATCATTTGAAGATAATAATTCTTGTAAAAAAGTTTTAGATTGTAATAATTCTGCATATGTAGATAGTTTTTTTTCTTACTTATCATCTAAATTAGTTACGACTAACGGTTTTATACACGGAACAACTTTTTATGGAAGTTTTATTTCAATACAAAACGAATTTCAATTAAATATCTATGATGATTTAGAATATTTATATGAATCTCCTTTTTTTCATAAAAATAAAAATGAATTATTTGTTGCCGATGATATTGATGAAGAAAAAATATTGTATAGTGATACTAGAAATTATAGAAAAAAAATTAATTTGGATTCTGTAGAAGACATAAATATTGATTGTGAACCTATTGATAATAATATGTTTGAAGGTATATTTGAATTAACTAGCAAAAATTTAAAAATGCATGATTCTTCTTTAACTGAAGAATATTCAATTGAAATAGATAATAAAAGTGAAAGAAGTGCAAAGAAAACTAGTTCTACATGTTCTTCTAGATCATCTAACACAGATGACGATAATGAAGAAGAGGAAGAAGATGAAGAAAGCAGTTTAACTAATTCACAAATGAGTGATTATTCTAGTATGGAAACAGAAGAAAATGTAAATGCAAAGATATATAATTTTCCAGTTCAAATTATTTGTTTAGAAAAATTAAATAATACTCTTGATTCTTTGTTAGATGACGAAGATAATGAATTAAGTGATAAAGAATGGAAATCTTGTTTGTTTCAAATTATAATGATGTTAATAACCTATCAAAAACTATTTGATTTTACCCACAATGATTTGCATACAAATAATGTAATGTATATTGAAACTGAAAAGAAATTTATCAATTATAAATACAACAATACATATTATAGGGTTCCAACATATGGTAAGATTTATAAAATAATTGATTTTGGAAGAGCAATATATAGCTTTAAGGGAAAAACAATATGTAGTGATAGTTATCATCCAAAGGGAGATGCTGCAACTCAATATAATTGTGAACCATATTTTAATGAAAAAAAACCAAGACTTAATCCAAATAAAAGTTTTGATTTATGTAGATTAGGTTGTTCACTTTTTGATTATTTTATAGAAGATGTTGATGAACAAAATAAAATAACTAATCCTATTGCCAAATTGATAATTGAATGGACAAAAGACGACAAGGGTAGAAATATTCTTTATAAAAATAATGGAGAAGAAAGATATCCTGAATTCAAATTATATAAAATGATTGTTAGAACTGTACATAATCATTTACCAGAAAAACAATTAGAAAACTCTATATTCAACTCATTTGTTAGTTCCAAGAAAAAAATAAAAAAACAAAAGATTATTAATATAGATAATATGGAATCTATGTGTTAAGAAAATTGATTTAATATTATAAAATGAATAATAATATTAAATATAATGGTTCTCCCTAAGTTATTCAAGATTATAGTATTTGATGATGGTAATCAACGATTTGAACATTGTGCAAATTCGTGGATTATAACAGCTTCGAGATTTAAAGGTCAAAAGATAACCTTAAAAAATAGTATAGATCAAACTATAATAATAAAATCTATTTCGTCATGGAAAGTTAATCCACTCATGGATGAGCCTGCTTAGAACAATTTTCACATATCAACTCTCCAAAATCAACTACTTTATTAGAAAATTTTTTACATTGAAAACATTTCATATAAGATATCTTATCTAGAATAGGAGAATAATTATCATTTGTAGAACACATTGAAAATATAATACATATTATCATATCTCTAACTGAATTTTGAGTTGGATTTCCACATATTTGTAATCCCTTTAAAGCTCCTTTTATACTGTTTACTATGATTATAGTGGTTTCTCCGCACCATTTTGATTCAGTATGATTTGTTATTTCCATAAGCTCTCTTTTAATAATCTTTTGCAAATGTTTGATAAAAGTTACTTCATCGTTCAACCACTCTATATTATCAATCATACTTTCAAATATAGGTCTATCTAAAACTAATCTTTGAATATGTTGTTTAATATTTATTTGGAAAATAGAAACTTTATCAAAATAATGATACAAATTATCAAATTTAATAATAGGGTGTCTTTTTAAATCTTCAACCTTTTTCATATTATCAAGATAATCTTTATCATATAATATTTTACAGGTTTGAGATAAGAGAACGAATTCCATATTATATAATATATATAATATGGGTTTAATACTTTATCAATTAAAAGTCTGGATTATTTGTAAAAACTTGAGGAACTGATTTTGAAATATCAATTCCTCCAACTTGACTCATAACAAAATTTCCCAAAATAACACTTAGATAAACTACTAATGTGTCTCTAGCTAAAATTTTCAATGGTTTATTTTCCTTTAAGATAAATCTCATTTCAATAAACCTAAAAAGCAAGTATGCACAAGCAACTGCTACTCCTGTAACAAATATTGAATTTGACATTTATATAATTATTCATTAATATTTATATAAATAGACGCATTAGCCCAAAATTTCAACATCATTCAAAATTGGATCAGGTTCCAATTTCATTTTTTTATCTAAATTATGAACATCTATATTATCTAAATTTAAATCTACATCTCCAAAAATTTTAATTTTTTCATCGTCATCTTCATCCTCATCATATTCTGCTTCTTCTGCTTTTCTCTTTTCATTTTGCTCATGTGCTATTTTTTCTAATCTTTCTAAAGTCTTGGGTGCTTCTATTTTTTCTGGTTTATCCATTTCACCTGTTTTTTTATCATAATTTACAACACTATCTGTGTCGTTGAAAGATAATTTGTTTACAACACCAGTTTTTATGGGAAGAACGGCTTCTTCTGATTTGGGAGTTTCAATTGTCAACTTGATATTATGTTCACTTGATTTTGATTCTTTTGCGGATGCTACAGGGGTTTTTCC